GGACGATGCCCAGCGCCGCCTCTGGCGCCAGGAGCTCAACAAGATCTCCGGCGAGCACGACTCGACCCGGGACGCCCTCGAGTACGACTACCTCCTGAAGGAGGGCCGGTCGGACGACGTCCAGGACCTCGTCGACGCGACCGACGAGGACCTCGACGAGCTGCTCGAGGAGATCCGGGTCGACAACTCGACGTCGCCGGCGTACGAGTACGCGCCGTCGACGGACATCCACTACGAGGACGCGGTCGAAGGCATCCGGGAGCGCGTCGACGACGACGCGGTCGACCTGGTGCTGACTGACCCGCCCTACGGCGTGGACGTCGACCTGACCGAGACGCTCGGCGCCACCGACGTCGACCACGGGGGCGACCTTGAGAACGACGGCTACGAGGAGGCGGTCGACCTCTGGCGCGCGGTCGTCCCGGAGCTGAAGCGAGTGCTCGCCGAGGACGGCCACCTGTACGCCTTCGCGTCCTGGAAGACGTACGACGACTTCCGGGACGTCCTCGAGGAGGTCGGGTTCGAGGTCGTCAACTGCGTCGTCTGGCTGAAGTCGACGCCGAACAACCAGACGGCGTTCGGGAGCGGGAACGTCCGGTACGGCTACCAGCACGAGTTCATCCTCTACGCCGTCCACGACACCTCGGAGGCCCGGCCGCTCGACCGGACGCTCTCGGACATCATCCTCCACAAGCACTCCTCGCAGGACAACGAGCACCCGACCGAGAAGCCGGTCGGCCTCCTGGAGACGCTGCTCGAGCAGTCGTCCGCCCGGGAGGACGTCGTCCTGGACCCGTTCCTCGGCTCGGGGTCGACGGCGGTCGCCGCCATCCGGAACGAGCGCGACTGCGTCGGCTTCGAGCTCGACGAGGAGACCTACCGGCAGGTCATCGAGCGCCGGGTCGCCGAGGCCGAGCGCCAGCTCGAGGCGACGGTCAACGCCGACTGACTGCCCGTGTGTTGCGACTGTTGAGGCTGAACACAACTGAACATGAGCGACGTAAACTACGAAGCTGTCGACATCCCCGACGACAAGCCGCCGTCCGAATACCACTGGACGGAGCGGCGGGCGGAGATCCTACAGCTCATCGAGAAGGCCGGTCACCCGGACTCAATCAGTCCGACTCGTTTAGCCGACCGCTACGGCGTCTCGAAGAGCCAGATCTCCCAGGACAAATCCCGCCTCCAGGAGTTCATCGTCGAGCAGATCGACGAGCCGGCCGTCGACGCGATCACCTCGACAGTCTTCCAGACGGCGGTCCAGGAACTGATGGATAACGACGAGTACCGGAAGGCGGCGAAGACGGTCGCCGACTGGAACGACTGGCTGGCCGACCGCGGCCACGTCGAGCGCGAGCCCGATCGCCTCGAGGCGAACGTCAGCCTCGAGGACCAGTTCATGTCGAACCTCAAAGACTACCACGGAGGTGACGACGACGATGTCGAGGAGTAACTCCGCCCCCGGCGTTCGCGGCGCCGGCGGGCCCGACGACGTCGACGCGCCGAAGCCCCCCGCGCACTACGCGCAGCGGGCGGACGCCGGCGACGAGACCTGGATCGAGGACGCCATCGAGGACTACCTCGGCATCCGCGTCGGCGAGGCCCAGCGCCGGATCTGCCGCGCCGTCGCGACGAACAAGCAGCTGCTCGTCGTCTCCGCGAACTCGCTCGGGAAGTCGTACATCCTGGCGGCGATCACCATCGTCTGGCTGTTCTGCCGGTACCCCGCCGCGGCGTTCGCGACGTCGGGGACCGAGCGGAAGATGAAGCGGACGTACTGCAAGCCCGTCGAGAGCCTCCACGGCGACGCCCGGATCCCGCTGCCCGGCGAGTACAAGAGCCGGCCCGAGCGCATCGAGATCGACGGCGAGCCCGAGCACTTCTTCGAGGCCTCGAGCCCGAGGGACGCCGGCGAGCTCGAGGGCGTCCACAACGCCTTCACGCTCTCGATGATCGAGGAGGCCGACAAGCCCGCCGTCGACGAGGACGTCATCGAGGCGATGCGGTCGCTCGCGACCGACGACCGCGACCGCCTCATCCTCATCGCGAACCCGCCCGAGGACGAGACGAACTCGATCTACCCGCTGATGGACGACCACCCGAACTGGGAGGTCGTCCGCTTCTCGACGTTCGACGCGCACAACGTCCAGGTCGAGCGCGGGAACATCGACGAGCCGAAGATCGACGGCATCGCGGGGATCTCGAAGCTCGAGGACGACTGGGTCGAGCACAACAACACGCCCTGGCCCGGCATCGAGACCGCGCTGCGCGTCTCGGCGCCGAAGCTCTCGCCCGACGGCGACCTCGTCTTCGAGCGCGACGACGACCTCGAGGACAACCCCGACTTCCGGGCGGACCTCTCGAAGCGCTGGTACCGGCGCCGCGCCGGCATCATGCCGCCCGAGGGAGCGTCCGTCCATCGGCCGTACGGCGCCGGGACGGCGAAGGAGGCCTACACGGATCCGCTCACCGTCGAGCCCCGGAAGCCGCTCGGCACCGGGATCGACGTCGCCGGCCCGGGCTCGGACGAGACCGTGCTGATCACGTACTGGTCGCCCGGCCTGTTCACGGTCCGGTACACGGCCCAGAACACGGACTACCCCGAGCAGGAGCAGGAGATCATGGCCGACTCCCGGCTCGGCGGCGATCGCCGCCACCCGGTCGCCGTCGACGCCGCCGGCGAGGGCTCCGGCCTGGCGGGCTACCTGGACGACCGCTGGCCCGACGTCTACCGCTTCGGCTCGGACAAGAAGCCGCTCACCGAGGGGGCCGCCGACGGCAACCCCTACGGGCGGATCAACTACGAGGATCAGCGGGCGGAGGCGCTCGCCGCGCTCGGCGACGTCCTCGAGGACGTCCAGTACGCGGACCGCGACCTTCGCGACCAGCTGGTCATCGGCGGCCGGACCATCGAGAACGACACGAAGACGCTCAACAGCCGGGGCGAGCACGGCGCCGAGGTCGTGACCGTCAACTCGAAGGACGTCATCGAGGAGCGTCTCGGTCACTCGCCGGACTACCTGGACGCCGCCGCGCAGGCGGTCTGGGCCGCCGAGTGTACCGACCAGGACCTCAGCCCCGACGACATCGTCGTACTCTAACCATGCAAGTCACCATCATGTGGACCGGAGAAGCCGCGGACGCACAGGGTCGAGAAACGAAGTGGACCGGGATCGACTGGGTCGAGGAGCATCCGGACGAGCTGCTCCTCCATACCGAGGAGGGCGATCACCCGGTCGTGGTCGATCGGGACTACGTCATCGCCTTCAACCGAACGGAGTGATCCTGAATGCGTGATGCCGCGTCCGGACGGGAGGTCCCAGAAGAGGCAGCCCTGGCGCCCTCGCAGGACGACGAGGCCTCCCCCCAGGCCCGCGACGAACGGGCGACGGTCGTCGGTCGGAAGGAGCACACCGAGGAGCCCTCGTACGAGGACGTCACCGACTGGGTGAACTGCTACGAGTCGAACCCCCTGGTCCGCGTCCCGGTCCAGAACTTCGCCTCGGACGTCACCGAGCCCGGCGTCGCGGTCGCCGTCTACACCGACGACGAGTCGATGCCGACGGTCCCCCAGGACTACCGGGACGACACGTACGCCGGGATGGACCTCGACGACGCGCTCGAGGCCTGGCTCTCGGACTGCTACATCGACGGCTGGGACTTCGACGCCGACGTCGTCGACCTCCTGGACGCCGTCGTGAAGGACCGGCGCGGTCGCCGAGGCACCGCCATCGTCGAGCACGCCTACGACGACCCGGAGAAGCGCGAGCGCGTCCTCGGCCTCCGGCCCATCAAGGTGGAGACGGTGACGGCGTACACGCGCTCCGGGAAGGGCATTGTCCTCCGGCCCGACGACGAGGTCAACGAGTTCGAGAGCGTCGCCGTCCAGGACCTCGACGACTCCCGCGAGGAGGCGCCGGAGACGCCGGCCGGGAAGACGGCGGCCATCGCTCAGTACGACGACATCTTCGGGACGAGCGAGCGGGACGAGATCCCGTTCGCGCTCGATGACATCACGGTCAGCGCCTACGACCCGGACACGGGCAGCCTGTTCGGCCAGCCCGACACGGCGACGGTCGTCGACCGCGCCGAGGCGGTCCGGAAGAAGCTCGAGCGCGTCGACCAGGCCGTCCTGAACGCCGCCTTCTCGAACATCATCGCCGCCGTCGACACCGACGAGGAGAAGATCGTCAAGAAGGTCCGCGACAACCTCGACCCGAACGACCCGGAGATCGTTTCCGCGACGAACGCGCCGGTCGAGCTGACCGAGGTGAACGGCCAGGTCCCCGACGCCGTCGACACGATCCAGCAGGAGATCGAGTTCGTCCTGGCCGCGATGCCGACGCCGCTGTACCGCGTCGGGTTCGCCGGCGACATCAACCGCGACATCACGAGCGAGCAGCAGGAGGACTACGCCGACGCGCTGCGCCGCGAGCGCCGGCGCCTCGAGGCCGACTTCAAGAAGGTCCTCCGGCTGAAGGCGACGGAGTTCCTCGAGGGCGACGCCCACGCCGAGGGCGGGATCGACGTCGACGTCGGGATGGAGATCCGGCCGGACGACGCGACCAGCCCGCTCCAGGACGACGAGTTCGACGCCGGCGAGTTCAGCACGCTGATGGACGGCCTCGCGACGGCCGCGGGCCCGAAGGGCGGCGCCGACACGATCGTCCCGAAGCGCGTCATCCTCGAGACGTTCCTCGACATGGACCCGGACGAGATCCTCGACGAGGAGGGCAACGCCGACCTGGCCGCGCTCGACGAGTCCGACCCCCGCGTTCGCGACGCCTTCGAGCGAGCGATGGGAGCCGGCGGGATGCCGGCCGCGCTCGCCGAGGGCGAGGAGAACCACGTCTTCGGCCCGGCGATGAACACCGAGGACGGCTTCTACCGCCTCGACCCTGAGGAGGCGTACTGCGAGCACGAGGGCGAGGTGTTCGAGCAGTTCGACGAGGCCGACACCGATGACCTCGGCCGCCGGCTCTGCCCGTACTGCGGCGAGCAGCTCCAGGACTACGACAAGGCCTACCACGCTGCGCTCGCCGGCGGCGGCGTCCGGTTCACGAACGTCGGCGGCGACCCGTTCGGCGACGAGGACGTCCTCACCTCGTTCCTGGACGACGTCGACGAGGCTGCCGACGGTCCGGTGACGCTCGGCGACACCGAGTGGCCGGCCGACGACTACAGCATCCACGACCGGCCGGTGACAGCGGTCGGCCTCGACGAGGAGGACGCCGAGGCCATCTGGAGCGAGTACGCCGACGACGCGGTCGGCCTGATGGGGCCGAAGGAGGCCGCCGAGCTCGCCTACCAGTACGTGGCCGGCGAGTCCATCGTCGACACGCCCGAGGGGAAGGGCCTGGTCGTCGAGGTCCTCACGGAGACCAAGTCCATCGACGAGGAGGCCGAGGGGGTCCCCGACGAGATCGAGGCGAGCGACGAGTCGCCGACGTACGTGGTCACGCTCGCGGAGACGTCGGGCCCGCCCATCGGGTTCTTCAAGGCCAGCGACCTCGAGGCCACGGAGGTCAACGCCGACGTCGACCCGACGGAGTCTCTCGACGAGGAGGAGGCGGCCGCCATCGCGAACGGCGAGTGCCCGACCGGCGAAGACGCCGAGCTCGCAGGCGGGAGCTGGTCGCCGCCCGAGTCCTGGCGGGAGGCCGACGTCCCGGCGCGCCTCATCGCTCTCGACGCCTTCCAGTCGATGGGCGGCGACTTCGACGGCTGCGAGCGCGAGATGCGCGGCTCGGTTCGGACGCCCCAGAAGTTCTGCGGGGCGTTCATGGACTACGTGTTCGGCGGCTACGACTACTGGCGGGGCGACTCGTTCCTCCCGGGTGACTGACCATGACGGACCCAGCTGACGACCTCCGCGACGAGTTCGTTCGCGACATCCGGCGCCGGTTCAAGCGGATCCGCGGCGAGATCCGGCGCTGGGCTGGCTACGAGTACGACGTCTTCGGGCTCACCGATGATGGCCCTCGGCTGCCGGAGGATCTGCCCGACGACGCGCCCGACGTCTACCGGTTCACGACGGACCGGCGGAAGACGTCGGCGTTCCTCGACTGGCTGCGCCGGAGGCTCGACGACGAGCTGCTCGAGCCGCTGCGGTCCCGCCAGGTCGAGAACGGCGAGCACTGGACGGCCGAGTACATCCGCGCCGCCTACGACCGGGCCTGGCGCGACGCTCGCAGCCGGCTCCGGACGCAGGGCGTGAGCGTGGGTTCGCTCCCCGGCGACGACGACACCGAGCTGATCGACGCGCTGTTCGACATGCCGGCGCCGCGGGAGGGCCTCCGGACGCTGTTCACGCGGACCTACCGGAACCTCCAGGACATCGGCGCCGACACCGCCGAGCCGGTCCGGGAGACGCTGCTGACCGGGTTCGAGGAGGGCTGGAACCCGCGGAAGATGGCGACGGAGCTCACGAAGGAGGTCCGGACCATCCAGCACACGCAGGCGGAGGTCCTGGCGCGGACGGAGACGATGAACGCCTACACCGAGGCCAGCCTCGACCGCTACGAGCGGGCGGGCGTCGACACCGTCGCGCACGGAGAGTGGTCGACCGCGCTCGACACGCGGGTCTGCCCGATCTGCAAGCAGCTCGACGGTCGGGAGATCCCGATCGGGGAGATGCGGACCGGGACGTTCACGTTCGAGCCCGGGCCGGACGAGCCGGACCACCTGGCGGGAGAGTACCCGCTGCGCCCGCCAGCCCACCCACAGGGGCGCTGTACGGTGCTCCCGGTGCTGTAGGGGACTCCTGACTTCAGAACCATGTCCACGCAAACCCACTCCACGTTCACGAGTCGTATCGCCGGCCTGGCCGAGACTGACGACGATGACACGCACGTCATCAACGGCGTCGCCGTCGGCGCCGGAGACCTCACGCACGGCCTCTCCCGGAAGTCGAAGCTCTGGCAAGCCGATGAACTCCGCGCCGCAGCGTCGACGCTCGAGGGGGGCCAGATCAAAGCCCTCCACTCCGACGCCGTCGTCGGCGAGGTCACGAAGTCGGCGTACGAACCCGGGGTCGGCGTCATCTACGAGGCCGAGCTCGAGGACGAGAAGCTGGCCGCCGGCATCGCGAACGGCCGCCTGACGGTCAGCATCGAGGCGACGCACTTCGACGGCGGGACAGTCGAGACCGCCCAGGGCAAGGCGATGGCCGCGACGAACATCACGTTCGACGGCCTCGCCATCGTCCAGAAGGGCGCGGCGCCGTCGGCGACCGCCGAGCC